TTATTTTAAAAGTGTACTGCAATTCGTACTATATAAAGTTTTAAATATCAATAAGTTAAAGCCAATAGTACACATTATTTGTTTTTTTTGCCAAATTTTTACAAAGTGGAAAAATAAAAATAAATATTTTTTTATATATATATTTATAAAATATAAAACGTATAAAGTATATAGGAAAAAAAGTGTACTAAGTGTACTATTTTTCACACTAAATTCAGTTGCATCAACTTGGTCACTATCTCATTGAGAGTGGTCTGATCACCGAATGACCTGGCAAATTCCTTATCAACCTCCAGTGTGAATGTAAAGTCATAACATACTCCTCGTTTTTTAATCTTTACAGGAATGATGTGCATGTCATTATCAAAGCACTGCATCTCATCTATCAAGACCTTGATTGTGTCCATGTACCTCTCATCTTGTAGCTTGTGCCACTTCTTATGTTCTTTGATACCATGGATGACTGTTGCATGACCTCTGCCCAAGGCTCTGCCAATGGAGCTTAGGCTCATTCCTGTCTTTGAGAGAAGATAATAGATATAATATCTCTTATAACAATGACTTTCAGCTCTGGATGTTGTGGCAAGATTGTACTTGTCAATCAATTTAAGGATAAATTTTCGTTTCATAATAGTTCTTTTGGCCCTTTAATATCTTTGAATAATGCTGAATCAGAGCTGATCATGCCACTTGCCTTCATGAAATCAATTTCAACCTTTGCAGAGTTGATGATTACATTTCCAATCTGTGCAACAGCCTCAGCTTTTTGCATCTCTTTGTTGAGATCTTCTGTTGAGAGCTCATCATTGTCAATTCTTTCTAATGCTGCGAAGAGATGATCTCTCAAGTCGCTTATTTTATTTCTTGCCATTTTTTAATTTTTTAGTGAGTTTTGATTTTAATTTAATAAGTTCCTTCAATTCAGGAGGGAATCTGTGGATGCTGTTTCTTATGGCATTCTTTGCCATGGATATGAGCTCCAAGTTGCTGATATCACAATTAAATGTGTTGCCATCTTTGAAGGATATCACATGCTTTGCTGGAATGTTACCATGATAATCAATCCAGATCTTATTGTGGTAAAGCACCCAATTGGAATCTGATATCTTATAATAAAGATAGGCCCTATTTGAGCTGTCCTTTCTTTCAACAATAGTTCCATCAGGCTTCCAATTTTGTGGCCTGTTGCCTTTTTTAAACATTGTCTTTTTTACTTTCTGATATGTCTGATCATCCATTCTTTTGCCTTTGTTGGCTGGAGTATGTCCAGGAGTGAATCTATATTTTAGCCCTCCTTTGATTAGATTGCTACGACCTGACAACATTGAGCTCATAAATTCTTGTGATTTCTTTATTCCCATAGAATAGGCTCTGTTTGCCACCTTAGAATAACTCAAGCCAAGATCATCAGCAATCTTCTGAGTTGGCTCATTAGGAAATCTCTCTCTGATTATTTCATTGGGAGTCATATCTCCTCAACTTTATATTTATTCTCAATATACCATTCCAATGTATCTGGCACATCATCTGGATACTTCTCATCTTGTAGGCATCCATTCTGGTCAAGGTAGCAATACCACCAGAATCCACCTTCCTCTTCTACATCATCTATAAGCCAAACTCTATATTTTTTCATTTCTTAATTTTTAATATTTCTTTATTGTATTGTTCTTTTACTCCTTGGAATAGATGCTTCCAAGTCTTGCCAGTGCAAATATAACTGACTGTTGATTGATGCAAATTGTATATTTCTGCTATCATTTTTTGTGTCATCTCACCACTCATGTAGAGGATCAAGATTCTTGTTGCAATTTCCTCATTAATTTTAGTAAAATTACAATAGTCAGATATACTACCAGTACCACGTTTTTTGTTATCAGTCTCAACATCTTTGACCAATCTGCAAATATGTGTTTCTGTTACATTAAATTCATGTGCCAATTCTTTCATTGTTACCTTTGATGATCCATATCTTTTTTGGATATCTTTAACTTGATGAATATCAAGCTTTGCTGCATTGCTAAATCTTCCTTCTTTCATATCTGCTCAACTTTTAAAATTAATGGTGGCCACATGTCCATCCTTCTGATGGCATCCTCTGGGCTGTTGGCTTCTATGATTCTGACCATCTTTATCCATCGGCCATCCTTGACTTTGTATGTCACTCTGTAATTTTTCATTCTTTGCTCTTAAGTAGTTAATAAATAAATTCATGTTGAAATTGCCTGATCTCATCCACCAGGTCTCATAGTCTGCTATGCTCATAATGTTGCTACTAAAATGGTTAGTAATATCATCACAGGGATGGCAATGATGCAGATCACAAACTCCCTTTGCTCTGCATCTCTTGGAATAAATTTCCTCATAATTTCATTAGTTTAGTTCTGTATTGTTTCAATCTTGCTATTGCTCTGGCACAGGAGTCCATCTTGTTGGTAGCCCTTGCTGAGAGATGACCGAGGCCTTTCTTGTGTAAATGAATTACATACTTAGATGTCTCATGTAATCTGTCAATGAATCCTTGGATCATGCAATCCACATCTTTAATTCTTTGGACAATCTCATCCTCAGAATAGATGTATCCTTTGCCTGTGCAATCCTCACAGCCACCGTAGTGAGAAACCCAAGGCTCTGTGCTTTGTGAAATGTCAACCTGTCCAGATCCTTGGCAAGTTGAGCAGCTAATAATTAAGTGTTCCATGTTATTTGTTTTTAATATGATACTCAAAATTATATATTAAGTTTCATATATGCAAATAATTTTTAACATTTTTATTAATTATTAATTGTTGATAACAAAAAAAACCCCAGATTTCTCCAGGGCTCTTCATCATATTTGGAACGCTATCTTATAGCCTCTTTCTGAATATCCACTTGACTATCTTGCCAAGTAGACTGCTCTGATCATTTACATCAACCTTGACATCATCCTTTGTGACATCAACGTCAACCTTCTCAGAATCTATTTTAACGCTGTTGTTGCCCTTTTCTCTGTGGATATCAACATCAACCTTGGGAGTATCTATTTTAATGTCTAATTTGCCATCTTTTCGAGTCACATTCACATCAACTTTCTTTGTGTCAATGTTAATGTTAAGATTCTTTTTTGGTTTGGCTGGCTTTTTCATAGTTGACAAATATATAAAATTATTGTTTTACTTCAAAATGCATCCAGTCAAAGTTCCTCTCAACACCAAGGCTGATGAATCCATGCTTGTAAAAGATCTCAATCATTGGCTGATATTCTGCTCTTGCAAAGCGAGCTGTTGCCCTTGTTTCTTTCAATGTGTTTCTTGCTGGATCAAGGTCAATGGCAATTCCCCAGGAATGCTTGCTCCAAGAGGAGCCTCCTCTCATCTTTCGATAATTGAAACAGCCTCCGAATAAGTCAATGCCAAGCTCTTTGATTTTAGGCAAGCCATAATGGGCTAATAAATCTTTGAATACTTTATCAAATTTTTCAGATACCAACTTGTGGCATCTGATTCTGTTGACTGTGCTATCTGTATCCCATGCCAACCTCATTGGATAGGGAAGATTTAAGGTAACTAAGTATCCATCTCCTGTCTCATTGGGAGTTCCATACTTTTTTGTGGCCTGTGCTGTTGTTAGCATTATTTAGATTTCTTTTTTTTGATTTTTTCAACAAGCAATTCATTCTCTTTTTTGAGCTGCTCAAGATATTTCTCTGATTCAATGGTGATTTTATCCTTTGGCTTGCATTTATATGTCTCATCAGGCATGATTGTAAAGAGCAAGGCTCCAGCACCCAGCAATGTGGCAAAGATTAGAAATTTAGTTTCCATTATTTTTTTAGTTTATCATTTAGTTTCTGTTCAAAGAGTATCTCTTGCATCAATTTTTTATCAGCTTTCCTCTCACCATCACAGTCTTGAATTCTCAACTCTTGGTTATGCAACTCATCATCCTTCGCCTTTATCAACAATCTTGTGCTCCAAGCCAATGCCATCAAAACCAACAGCATTATAATTGCCAGAGGAGTCTTGATGAATTGCTTACTGTCCTGTGTAATTTTATCCCAATTGAAAGCCATCTCTTATTATGCTTCTTAGTTCTCAAAATCATAATCATCGTATGGAATACCACACCAATTGCCATCATCAAAGATGTTCACATTTGCTGTCATAGTCCATCCAGCTGTCACATCAGGCCCTCTGTTGATGAATGGTTGTGTCTGAATGTCACCATTGACATCCATGAAATTAGTCCATCTCTCTTGTTGGAATGTAATTCGTATATCATTGAGAATTTGGAGGCAGTCAGAATGGATCTCATTGATCTGCCTGTATTCTTGAATGTCATATTTGTCACATAGTGTGATGATCAAGCTAAGGTTGACAGATCTTTGACTCATAGATGATGGTTGTAAGGTGACAATCATCAAAGGATAAAGAGCAGCATCTCTTGAAACAGCATCAAGGAAATCTCCTTGAAAGAATTCATTTATTTGCCTGTGCTCTGTTGCTATTGTTTGCAGCTCTGACATGAGCTGGTTTAATGTTTTCTCCATTCTCCAGGTATTTCTTTAATTTGTCAATATTTTTCTTGCTGATTCTGATATCTTTCACACTATAAAGTTTATCGGTTGATATCCACTCTGATCTCTTTGCACATTCTCATTGCAATTATCTGAGCATCCCTCACAATACTCTCGATATTTCACAGAGTTGTCATCCATAAGGTATCCAATCAATCTCTCTTTGTAAAAATACGCATCTTTCCTGAGCTGATCTCTGAATGCTGATTGCTCGCTGTCAGTATTGGGCTGGAGATTCTCATCTTGCAATCTTCCGACAGCCTTATTTGTTAGCTTCTCATTGAGTAACAGAGCTGATCTGTAATCAACAAAGGCCACAAGGCAAGGCACGACATAATCATTCATAAGATCCAGATAATCTTGTGTCCATGTGTTGGTCTCAACTCTCACCAGGAGAGCTTTATACAAAGGAGTTCCAAGAGCTGGCTGAATGTGCATGTCTTGGCTCCTCTTTATTGCCACTGATAAGAGCTTTGCATCTGTGTTGCTGTGAATCAATCCAAGTTTCTTGAGATTCTCAACTGATAATAAATAGTTTATTGTGCTCATCTTTGTCTTATTACTATTTGTTGCACCCACTCATGTCTACACCATGGAGTTGATTTTTTAGTATCTGGATTCGTATACCATCCTCCCCTATACTTCCAAACATCTCTGTCAACTCTGGATGATATTGTGTTGAGCTCTTCTCTTGTGTATTTTCTATTTGCAGAAATCAACCTCAAACAGAAATCTCTTGACTTTGTTTTCACATCAGGAATGCCAGGCACCTTTCTGTAAGTATATGCAATTTCAAATCTTTCAGCTGGCACATCAACCTCTTCAATCAAGGTTGATCCAAGTTCTGTGATCTCCATCTTGCTCACAAGCTCCAATATTGAAAGCCTCTGTAAGCTCTTTGCGACCTCCTCAATGGTCAATTCCAATGCTTGTGATATGGCAACACCATCCTCACCTCTTTGAATCAAGGAGAGCACGTTCTTGTCAATATCTTTCAAGCCAAGTTTTATCTCTCCAATGGTTGCAAAGATGTGATCATGCTTGGTGAATACTTGCTCAGATGGAGTATCCCATGCAATTGGATAGGTGGCATAGACTTTAAAGTCATCGGCATCTGTTCCAAACTCCTCAAACATTTTAATCTCATCATCTGAGAATGTATTTTTATGCTTGCATGATGACAGTTGCTGTGATCCTGTTGCTGGCAATCCCACAATTCTCCTGGCTTGTGCCTCATCAATTGTTGGAAAGGATGCCAAGACAATGCTCAATGCACTCTCACTGGATAACAATCCCTCTTTTATCTTGGCAACCACATCAATAAGTGATGCAATCTGTGCTCCATTTAATGCTGATTTAGCTACATCCACTTGTACTTCATTTGATGGTATATCTCCAACAGGAGCAACAGCCTCAGCTGGTGCCTGAGATGTTGCAAGAGGAGATACATCTTTC